AGTAAATCCTTTAGGGTGGTTGAAGTATTTTGTAATTGTTCCTGATTCTACTAATGCGTACATAATATTCCTATGATAAAGTTAATGCTAAAGTTTGACCTATTAATAACCATTTAGATCCATTGTATCTAAATGAAAATATGTCACCTAAGTTTGCTGTTGTTGTTAAAGTTGGTGCCGTGTCAGATGGAAATTCGTAAACAGCATTCCATGTAATAGTTCTTGAACCTGTACCATCTTGAATAGCTAATAAAGATATCATTTGACCAGCAGCTGTACCTGTTCCTGAAGGAGCCGCCATAGTTCTGTTTCCAGCTAAAGTTACTTTAGCAACTGGGCTATTAATTACGTTCCAAGCAATAGTTGATGAGTCAGATAATGTATCTTCAGTATTTAATACTGCACCAGATATTGTTGTTAAATTATTAGCATTAGCTGTTAATACTTTTGAAGCAGCACTTGTACCAAGTGTTGAAAGATCAGAGTAATTTAATTCTGCGGCAGTAGCTGTTACACCATCTAATATGTTAAGTTCTGCAGTAGTAGATGTTACACCATCTAAAATATTAAGTTCTGTTGCAGTTGAAGTTACTGCTACATCTTCATTAACTTTTGGTGAAGTTAAAGTTTTGTTAGTTAAAGTATCTGTTGTAGCTTTTCCAACTAATGTGTCAGTTGATGCCGGTAGTGTTACTGTAACATCTGCTGTCGAAGCTGGACCTATTAATGTTGCTTTATTTGTACCATTATCACTGTCTTCAAAAAATTCTAAGAATCCAGCACTAGTTGCTCCATTTTTTAATTGAATACCAGCGTTAGCAATTGGTGTAGTTAAAACTGGTGTAGTTAAAGTTTTGTTTGTAAGTGTTTGTGTTCCTATATCAGATACAAGAGTTGCAGCACTATTTCCTATAGTGGTTCCACCAGGTAGTGTTAAAGTATTTGTAGCACCTACCGAGTGAGGTGCAGATTGCACAGTTTGTGCGTGAGCATTACTTGATTCACAATAAAATAATACTTTTGAAGCTGTACCACCATTTTTAAGATCAATTACTCCAGTATCAATACTAACATTACCATCAAGAACAACTTTACCAGAACCTTTTGGAGTTAATTTAAGATCAATATTAGTATCACCACCTGTAGATGATATTTCAGGACCACTTCCAGTTGCCGCGTTTGTTATATCAAGTTGATTAACTGCTGAACCAGTTGTTTGAAATATAATTTGTTCATTACCATTTTCATCAGTAATTCCGTGAGCATCATCGAATGCAATATTAAAACTATTAGTGTCTAAGTTACCACCTAGTTGAGGTGATGTATCATCAACAACATCTGATATACCTGTTCCAATAGCAAGAGTTAGTATATTTGGATTTGTTGCATCGGGACTAGCTGATGCAAATAAAATTTTATCACCTTTGTCTGTTGCTGAAAAAGTAAACGTGGATCCTGAACCAGTAGCATATTTAAATTGTACTGTGTATGCACCAGAAGTTGAATTTCTTAAAATGTAAAAAGTTTCTACATCATTTGGAATTGTAACAATTCTATTTCCAGTAATAGAACCTGTGAACTCAATCATTCTTTGTTGAGCTGTTCCAGTTAATGCTCCGTCATCAATATCTAATGCTGTAGTTCCTGCTCCGCCTGCAATTGATACTTGTGCAAATCCACCTGTTAGTTGCGATACTAAGTTTAAGTTTGCGTTTGTTTTTGTTCCCCATGTACCGGCATTTTCACCGGTTGCCATTAGTTCAACACCAAGAGGTGTGTAAGTTGATGCCATAAATTTTATCTCCTATGCAGCGTCAGTATAACTTGTATTTGATCCAGTTGCAACATTAGAATAAGTATCATTCGATCCAGTTGCAATACTTGTATATGATGTATTTGAACCCGTGTCAATGTTTGCGTAAGATTGTATTCCTAATAATCCTACCGTAGATGTAAGCTGATCTGTTACTAGACCTTGAGTAACATCAGGTATTTCTACAAAAGAACCTAGGCTAGATGTAGCAGATTGGCCTGATAATTCATATATAAACTCTAAAGTAGGTGAACCTACTGAAGACGTTGAAGATACACCTGTTACATTTACTAATCCAACAGCACCAATTGTAATCTCTCCTATATTAGTTGTTGCTGATATACCTGTTAGTGGTTCAGTACTTACACCAAAAGCTAGACCTGCAGTACCTAAACCAGAAGTAGAAGCAACTCCTGTTATTGGTTCAGTACTTACACCAAAAGCTAAACCTAAAAGTCCTTCATCAGTTGTAGCTACTTGTCCTGAAAGACTTATTGTAGGACTAATTAAAAAACTTAAACTTCCAACACTTGTTGTTGCAACTTGACTAGATAATTCATATACAAATTCTAATGTTGGTGATCCTACGTTAGATTCTATTTCTTGACCTACTAAACCTATAACTTGATTTGGTGATTCACCCCAACTTAAATCTCCCCATGTCTCTCTACCCCAACCAACTAATGTTCCTGTATCAGCTAAAACTGGAGTTGCAAAAGTTGCGGATACTCCTGTTAATGGTATACCTAATTCTCCAAAAACATTAGGGCTGCCTACACTTGAAGTTAGAGAGTGGTTGGAACCTATCATTTCTAATAGATATGCAAGTTCTATATTTATAGATCCTGTAGAAGAAGTAACAGCTAAACCTCCAAGAGAAATAGTTTCGTTTGCTCCTTCCCCCCAATCAGCTACACCATAGTTTAATCTACCCCAACCTTCTTCGTTGAAAGCTTCTAAAGTAGAACCTACGTTTGATGTTAATTGTTGGCCAGTTACTGAATTTAAAATTACATCATCTGCCCATTGGTTGGATCCCCAAGTGTTATTACCCCAGGTTGAAGCCATAAGGAGGTCCCCCTTACGCTATACGAATGATTGCGTTAGATGCGTCTGCTGTTGGAAATTGAATTGTGAAAGTTCCAGATGAAACTGTTTTATCACCACCGAAAGCAATAACTGCTACAGCTTTATCTGATTGATCGTCATTATAAATTAATGCACCATTAGCTGTGAAAGATGCTGAAGTATAACTAACATCTGCAAAATCACATACTGCAGTTGAACTAGATAAAGTTGGTGTTACACTTGTAAGTGTTGCACCGCCTGCACTGTAAGCAGAACCTGCTGTGTTAGAAATTTCGTTTGATGAACTGTAAGCTGTAGTACCTGCACCTAAAGATGCTGAACTTGTATATAAAGCTATTTTAAAAGTATTACCACTTGACGCTGTAAAGTTATGTGTAGCAACTAATATTTCTTGTTTAAAGCTGTTACAAACTGCTGATGATATTGCCATAATTTAATCTCCTACGGGTTTGCTGAATTTATGGGTATTCGAATAGCGCCATCTGTATAGTCATCTCTTCGTCTTCTACCAACTTGTTCGTTAGCAAACTTTTGTACCTCTTGTTTATACTTATTTTCATATAGTGTCAACATATCTATAGGTCCTTTTAAAAACCCATATGTTTCAGAAAGACAACAATATAATAGACCATTTGGAAAGTTTAAACTAATATAATTAGTAGTATTATCTGAAGCTAAAGTAGAGGGCATTTTATTAAAATGTACTCTAAACTTGTATGTTGCATCAGGAACAGGAGCTAAATACATTCTTCCAGACGTTGTATCTGTATTACCTGTTGCTCCTCCATACATAGAATAATATTTAGGTTGAGCTCTTTTTGTAGAAGCTGTTGAAGATACATATTCTTGTAAATAAGTTACATCTTTTTTTTCTAACCAAATATTAGGTCCTGTTATAGCAGATGTAGACTCATAAACTTGAATACCTCTTATAAATAATGCTCCAGCGGGAGCATTAATTGATTCTTGTCCTACAACTAAATTACCTTCTTGTTGAAGTCTATCTGCATCAATAGGAACTTCTCTCATTATTCTATATTGAGCATTTAAAATTATATTTTCTAAAATAGCAGTTGTTAAAACATTTGAATCTGTTTCAGTATAATTTCTTATCTGTGTAACTAAATCTGAATAACTTATACCAGCCATTATGCAATCCTCGCTAATTCTTTACATTTTGGACAACGATGTTTATATTTATTGTGTTCACTACAATAACCTCTAGGATGTAGCATCACTTCATGAGAATCCATTTGTTCTTTAGGTGCAAATAAACTTTTTATCCAATTCCAAATTTTATTAATCATAATTAACTTCTATCATTTACTGGGCCAACTGTACACTGTAAACCACCACCTGTTGCTGTTGACGTT